TCATGATGTATTGAAAGCCCCTACAGAAATGATCCGCTTTCGTCAATCATTCGCGATGAAAGAACTCGACACAAAGTTGGTTCATGTCGGTGTCATCTTGGATCATGATGATGATTCAATAATCCCGCAGCAGCCTTCCACAGCATCTCTGGTGGCACACCATACTTGGCTGCGGTTTCCAGGATTAGTTTAGCATCCGCACCACGTCGTTCGATTTCTTCGCGGAAGTCGGCACCGAGTTCGGCGTAGTGATCGGTGATAGTCTTGAGTCCCGCTTCCACGTCTGCACGGTTTTGCTGCGCTTCGCGACCGGCATCAACGGTGACTCGCTTGGGCGGAACGGTTGTGATCTTCCACCAACTCGGCATGGGAGGCAGCAGTCCCCTGGCAATCGCGTCACCAATCACGTAGGCCCAGACTGGACGAATGAGACGCCTTTCAAGAATCATCTGGCGAAACGAAAATCGGCGGTCAGCCTTGGCGACGATCAGACGCACTCCCGCACCACCGACCTTGCTGGAATCCGCTGCGAACTCGAATGGGATCATACCGAGTGCTGAATCACGACGCAGGTGTTCGAGGAATCCGGTGAAGGTCGGACTGGGTCGGTTCGACTGGAAGCTATCGAGTGATTCGTCTGGCTTGAGTGCGACCAACTTTCCGCCAACGATGCGCTGCAAGCTGACTGGGTCGCTCGCTTCTCCCGCACCATGTGCATTGCCCACCACAAAGTCGCCATTGTCGTCGATCTCGCCGCGTGCCGTTTTGAGGATGCGGGACACATCGGCGTTGTCCTTGACCGCATGCTTTTCTAACGCAAGGAGTTCCATCTCATCGAGCAGATGATTGATCGAGTGCTGGATCGTGGGATGATTGCGCACACCACCGGCCCACTCAGGCTCGTGGACGTGCAGGATGGCCGAAGCCGGGAGATCATATGCTGAATTGTCATCTTGCAGCACACGGTAGAACACAGGTGCGCCATAGGCATCGAGGCCAACGCCATCGACGGTTTCTTTCGATCCCCAGTCATCTCCCATGCGGTGGCTCTCGATCAACTGGATGCGTGGCTCGCCATCGAGGTCGCGAGTTTTGTGGACGAAGTATTCGCCATCGATGTCCATGCCCCGACAAACGAGTGCCTGGCATTCTTCAAAGGAAAACCTCTGCGTGATGTCGCAGCGCGCGGACCAATAGGAAAAGTATTCTTCGGCGCTCCGATTCCAAGATGCGTCCGAAGATTGCGCCTGCACGCGGATGCCGTCCCCAGTCGAGTAGATCGCCATGTTGGCGACCAGTTCGCGAACGAAGCCGGAATTCTTATGGAGGTAGCGCGACTTGCGCACCAATTCCGAGCGCACCGCTGGTGTGAGTTCCTGTCTTGCGTCCGTGGGGGCAAATCCCGGAACCAATCCACGGCGGGACGACCAGTTGGCAGACTCGTAGGGTGATCCCCATGCCTTGGGGACTAATACCGGCGGCAGCCATTTGAGCACGAAAGATTTGAGCGGATTCATTTTGGGAGGTGGCCAGAGATGAAGGAAGCCGATACCGTTCGTGGTCTGCCGTAAGTTTGCGGATCGAGCACCTTGAGTGCGTAGGCACATTCCTCAAGAACTTGATCGACGGGCATGGTGAATTGCTTCGAGACGGATGTTTCCGCGTCGTTCCAGTTCATGATGGTCTTGCCTTCCATGAGCAGCGACTTCGCTTTCTGCTGGATGGCGAGAACTTCGGCGACGGTAAAGCCGGTGATGAAGAGTCCTCGTGCCATGGTCATTTTCCTTTCCAAGTGGAGTTGCGACCGCGTGTGTCGATGTGAATGAAGCCCGACGTCGGATACAAACCGAGACCACCAACGAACTTGCCTGCCTTGCGCCATGCGATGAGTCGCTCATACACGCGTTGAGTGCTCAAGCCATCGAAGGTAATGTCGAGTGCGCTAAATTCTTTGTGCTGACTGAATTGTGCTCCACCGACAGCCTTGTTGTAGTCAGGTGAGCGGTAGGAGCTGAGGATGCGGCATGGTCTGCCATAAGACTCACGCAGTTCATCAACGATGCGCAGGACAGGCACGATGTTTTTCCAGAGTGGTTGAGGAGGTGTGCTGTTCTTCACTCCCTTTCGCTGCGTCGCGAAATACGATTCGAATTCATCTGCGTTGAAGTGCTGAAATTTCTGGGAATCAAACCAGTCGCTGAATTTACTCATGATTCTTCATCGGGAGTGTCAACTGTTGTTGAGGCTTCTCGTCCTACGATCTTGAGCATGGTGGCAGCTGCGACCTGCATTGCTTCTGAATCAAACAGGTGGTTCGGTCGTGAACCGATTCGCTCCCACATCCACTTGCCGTTCTTCTTGATACGGTGCTCGCTTTCCATCTGCGCGAGATAGTCCTCATCGATGTCATCAGGAACTTCCCAGACTGGTCCGTCATCAGGGTTTTGATTTCGGCGCAAGCGGGCGAGGGTGTCCTTGATGTTGAGGTTCGACCAATAGAATACCGAACATGTTTGCCCACGACCTAACACGACCTTGCGCCGTGGGGAATAGAACCTCTCGATCGCTTTGCGGCCCTTGACCTTGTGGGTGAATGTCGCCCGCTTGTCACCCATGAGGGCAGTCCATCCGTGAGCGGCACATTCGCGGTAGACGTCATAGGTGGCGTAACCCGCATCGACGAATACAAGATTCGGGTGAATGCCAAATCGTTCCTGCACGACTTGCACATCAGTGTATGTCAGCACGCGCTCGTTCCAGATCAATCGACTGGATCCGTCCTCGGCCCATGCACGGACGACCAGGAACAAGTGGTCCATCTGGCAATCGACCGTGAGTATGCGAAGCGGACAGGCACATGGCTCACCGGCAGGAACCAATCGTCCTTGCGCATCGACTCCTGCCTCACCGTCCCACGTTTCGCCTTTGAGATAACCGCCTGGGACGATGTCGAGTTTGTAGTCTTCTAGGTATTCACGCCACGCCAGAGCCAGACGTTTTTGGTAGAACTGTTGAATGAGACTTACGTCGCCTTTACGCGCTGCGGCCTTGGCACGAAGGTAGAGCTCGGCCAGTCGTCCCCAGCTCATCGCGCACATGGCATTCCAGTGGAACCCTGCGTTTTCTTTCGTTGCATTGGGATTGGTGACGATGTATCGGCCCGACAAATTCAATTCACGGCGTGTGCGATCGCTATCCTCGAAGTAATGATTGCATGAGGCACAACGCATGGAGGTGGTGTCGCGCACCTTCTGGAAATCCCACTCGCCTGATTCATCGCGGGCGTCTTTGCTCCACTCGACTTGCTCCCATCGAAACGGCTGGCGTTGATGGCAGTGAGGACAAGCAAACGTCCACTCGCGCATGTCGGTGGTTTCATGCTTGCGGTGAGTGTCGTCGTCTTCCTCACCACCCTGTGACATGAACAAGCATTTGCCCAGCCAACCGAATGCGGTGACACGGGCCTCTGCTTCCGCCATGTGGCCAGTCGGCCAGCGCCACGTCTCGTCTCCAATGAGCCATCGAATCGAACGGCGCTGGAGATTGGTTTTGTTGTGAGCCCCTAGCACCCACAGCGTCATGCCATTGTTGAAGTGAACGGTAGCCAGACGCTTTTTATGACGATTGGCAGGGTAAAGAGAGCGCACAGGTAGGCACTCGTCGAAGAGTTTCTGTAGCCTGCTCTCGCTCTGGTCTTTTGCGTCGTCATCAGTTTGATCGAGCCACAGTGTGGGACCTGGATGGTTTGCGATGATGTGCGCTAACCCAAACTCACCGACAGAAGTTTTGCCGCTCTGGATTGCAGCGATGATGCTTACGATGCGGATCTTTGGATCGACCAAGGCCTCCATGGGCTCACGCATCCAAGGTGAGTTTGCGGAACGGAATCGTCCGGGAATGGGAGAGTAGGGGATTGAGGTGATATGATCCTCACACCAAGCCCACGGGGGACGGCGATCAGGAGGACGCCATGCCTCACGCCAGATATTCTCTAATCTCTTTCGTGCCGACTCGATCTTGTTCATTCGCCCTGATGGAGAATCGTCAACACCTCGTCGATGGCGCGGCGGGCTTCTTCTTGGATTCCTGTGGCATCGAGACCGGAAAGAATCGGAGGGAGTTCCTGTTCAAACTTCTTGCGTAGCATCGAGGTTGCCTGCGCCACGAGCTCGGTCCATGCCTGTCGCACTTCTTCCACTGCCACGAAGTCCCCGCGTTTGATGCCGAGTCGAAGCTCCCGCTCTTCTACTTCCGCGAGAAGTTTGCGCGCCTTGAGTGATGATTCGATGTCACCCGGTTCGGTGGTTTCACTTCCTTTCAAATCATGCCGACGCATGAACTCCCGCCATTCCGCCACATCATGCAATCCATTCGCAGCTGGCTTTGGTGCGTCCTTGCGTTTCTTCCAATTGTTGATCGACTGACGTGTGACTCCCAGGATCGCTGCGAGCTCGACGTAGGATGCTGCCGTTGCGGGAGCGGCTCCGCTTCCAGTCGCCAATGTTTGAAGCATGGCGCGTTCAGCACGAGTCAACTTTCCTCCCTTCTGCACGCGACCGACTAGGTTGGCGAAGTCACGGGAGAGAAGTTTTTTGGCGATGTCTGGTGATACGGCTTCCATCTGCATGTTGCGAACGAGTCAACCGCCATCATCGAAGTTGACTCCCACCACCGCGCATGAGCATTCCTGTGCACTGCGCCCACACCACCCTCGTCAATCCGAACTCACTCAAACCTAATCCCAGCAATCCGAACCGCCATAGCGCGCATCAGATTCAGTTGCTTGCCTCCATCATCCAAGAGCAAGGCTGGCGCAATCCCGTTACCGTATCGAAACGCTCAGGTCTCATCGTGCGCGGTCATGGACGACTCGAAGCGGCACTACTCATCGGCTGTGAAGTCATCCCGATTGATGAACAGAACTATGCCAGTGAAGCCGAGGAACTTGCCGACTTACTTGCCGACAACCGCCTATCAGAACTCGCCGAACTTGACGAGGACGACCTACGCCGTGTGCTGCAATCCATCGCTGACGCCGATCCTGATTTCGACATCGAACTGACCGGCTTCATGGAGGATGAGATTCGCAAACTGATGGACGAAGCAGGATCTCCCGAAGAAGAACTCGAAACGATTCCGCGCATGGAATGCCAAGCTTTTGAAACCCACGACTACCTCGTGTTCATGTTTCACGACCTGCGCGACTGGATGCAAGTGCTGCAACTCATGGGAGTGCATGAAGTTGACTATTCGATCACCCGCAGAACCAAAAAAATCGGCATAGGCCGCGTACTCCATGGAAAACGACTCATTGAACTCTGCCGCCGCGCCATCATGGCCGGAACTTCGCCCGCTCTCCCTACGACTAGTGATCCTGTCACGGAGTCGCAGCCGCTCGATCACCAGCCACAAGCTCTTCCCGACGGCGACACTACTCGTTCCCGCAAGTGAGGCTGATCACTACCGTCATACGGGACTCGTGATCGAAACCATCCCCGATGAAATCGCGGGCATTAGCGCCGTGCGCAACTGGGTGCTCAAGCATTTTACCGAGGACGCCATCGTCATGCTCGACGATGACATTTCCGCATGCGTGTGCATGGTATCTTTGCGTTGCCGCAAGCTCTCGATTGCCGAAACTCTCGCCATGCTGGAAAACTCCGCGTGGTGCGCTCGTGGGGCAGGGGCACGATTGTTTGGTTGGCACCAGCGAAGCGATCCGCGGCTTTTGCAACGCAATGATCCCTTTGGTGTGAACCACTGGGTTGGCGGTGCGGTCGGCGTGGTGCGCGATGAAACTGGTGGTGTGCCCAAGTGGGACGAACTTCTCAAATGCAAGTGCGACATCGATGCCACGCTCCAGGAACTCATGGACAATCGTCTGGTGTGGAACGAGGCGCGGTTTTGTTTTGTCCAAGAACGCGACAAGAACCTCGGCGGCAATAGCTTGTTTCGCAGTGAGGAACGCATTGCCACGGAGAAGCGCTATCTCAAGCGCAAATGGAAGGCGCACATCCGCCTTGAAACCTACAAGAGTCAGGACCGTGTGGCGATGGATGCACCGCGTCGTCAATCCGTGAAGCTCTGATAAAATGGTGATCAAAACTGCTTTCACGTCGTGTGCCCAACTGACATTCTAACAGACGATGAGTTATCACTTACACACCAAGCGCGGATATTCCTTCCCAGGAGTGTCGAGCGCGATGCAGAAGGCAATCCGGCGCGGAGACGCAAAGCTGGCCGGTTATTGGGCACTTGAACTTTGGGCTAGCGGATTTGGTTCCTATGTTTGGCGGCGTTTGCTCACCGTGAGCGCGGAGGACTGCTGGGGGATTCTCACGGCGGAGGTCAAAGCACTGCACGACAGCTACATCGAGATCAACCGCAACACGCCCGCGAAATCTCCCAAGGGACGCATCTTTGTTTCCAAAGCGGTGATCCTGCTCTGCCTTGCCAAGAAAAGCCGCGATCCCGATCACCTGCAAAACTTCGTCTATGACCAGCAGGCGGGACTTGATGCGCAGACGCTCATCGATGAACTCGCGGAATCGAGCGACTACGTTCCCATTCCCGACTACGCCTACGATTGCCACACGCCACAAGGCCGCGCGATGGGCAAAACCAAAGCCGAGTTTTTCAAAGCCGAGCAAGAAGCGCTCAACCCATTCATTCCGGGTTTGTTCGACAACCTGATTGATTCCTAATTCACCAACAACCACTGAGATCACCATGGGCATAAACCTGATGCAACCACGCTTCCCGCTAGGGAAGATCTACGCCACGCCTGGAGCGATTGCTCTCGATGTGGATCTAGCAAAATTCCTCCACCGCCATCATTGCGGCGACTGGGGAGACGAACTCTGCACCGATGACAAGCAGGCCAATGAAGATGCGCTCACTTATGGAGCACGCTTGCTGAGTCGCTACGCAACGGCTGGTGGTTCGATCTACATCATCACCGAACATGACCGGAGCGTGACGACGATTTTGCTACCGAGCGAATACTAAAGTTACTATCGTTCAATCCGCATGCCAACGGCGTGGAAAAACGTCAAATGGCAGCCTAACACATGCGGATGGTGCATGTGATGGCTGACTATATCGCCATACCTTGTTAGGGTGGTGTGTGCTCTCTCGCCTGATTACGCGGCATTCCAGAGGGTGGCCATTCGCATCAGGCGGCAAAAGGATTGATCACGCGCACACCGGCATACGTCTGTCCATGGTTCAGATCTTCCGAATACACGGTGTGGCATCCGAG